CACAATGTCTGAATAGTCGGTCATTTTGATGCCCTCACCGAACGTCTCAATTTCTTAAACTTCTTCTTTAATTTCTTTAGCTCCTTGGCGAGGCCGCCAATAGGATCCTCAATTTCTTCCTTTGAGTATTTTACCTTCCCGTCGTCTTCTTTCGCTTTTGTCATTTCATCAAATCCTGCATCAATTCAATCAGCTGTTCTTTACGAATTTCAATTTTTATTTTGCCCACGATGTATGGGTCATAAGGCTCAAAGTCCTTGACGACATTAATTGCGTCTTGCAATGCATGATTATATCCAACATCATAAGCCAAAGAGACGCGTTTTTCTGGTTCTTCAGTCATCGGAATCATCCATCCAGTGCCGGAAAGGGCGCTCACCCTTTTTCCTAAAAAACCATCCAACAAACGTCCAAAACTGTATGACCAGGAATAGGACGCCAAAGAATTGAAGGATCTCTTTCATGCGTTTACTCTCGTAACGGTGGCATCCATCCTAGCTGTCTGGATGATTGGCTTGCTATATGGATCTTTTGGATCTTGTGCCAGCCACTGTTGTGCAATTGGTCCAACGCCATTTGCCATCCAATATCTAGCACCCGTTCCAGGTTTGCCATCCCAAGCTTGCATATATGTGAACTGCAAAACGTCAAAATATGTATTGTTATTTGTCAGGGTCATTGATGGAATTAATGCCTCATAATGGCAAATTTGTATTCCATTCGCCATTGCTGGCGGCCATGATTGAAATAAACTCATTTTTGGATAAGTTATATAATCAGAACCAATTAATTGATTTTCACCCCATCCAATAGGCGGCGATAAAACTACTTTCTTGCCACCAGGGTAATCGTCGCGCCACTCATTAATGCCACTGCCAACATTATAGCGATAATACCATGTGTCTTTCCATGTCAGATGCGCGTCGTAGTCGATGTAAAGCATCGAGTCAGATCCGACGTCATATGAGAATACCGACGTCAATGGTGGCATTGACCCATCTACTGCAACATAATCAAACCGACGTAGCTCATGCGTCTTGAATATCGGCCAGTAAGCAGGAACAAATATATTACTCATTTGACTTGTCCTCTTTTTTTGCCGGGTAAACATAGATCTTTCTTTCTGGCTCAACCGGCTCTCCTTCTCCGCGCCAAATATACAGGCTTGCATAACAGGCGTGCGGCATACCCAATGGAGAATCAAATTCCCAGCCCAATGCCTCATATTCTTTCTCAAGCGCGTAAGGGACATATCTGTATATTTTCTCTGTCATTACGCGACCTTGTAAATTGGCTGAATTGGGAAAATTACTTTTGGGCGCGATTCTTCTTCTGCTCTTTCTTTCAAGTCTGAAATATCAATCATAAATGGCTCAATATCAGGCATATCTTTATTCTCAGGCATAAACATTCTATTTTCTGGGGGCATGGCCTCAATCTTTTTTATAGCATGAAGAACCGTCGTATGGTCTTTATCGCCAAAACAAAGGCCGATCTGTTTAAGTGATGCATCTGTTTCTTTTCGACATCTCCACATGGCGTATTGTCTGGCATGCGCAATACTGCGAAGTCGTGATGGCCCAATTAAAACAGAAAACGGTATTCCAGTTCTTATGCATTCTTGAATAATTATATCCCTTACCCTTACGCGTTTCATGGAGGCCTCAATAAAATAAGGGGGGAGATAACTCCCCCAGTATTAGCTTTCTACGACATCCAGCTCCGCCGACACAGCGTCCATTGCCTGGCGTAGCGCATCTTCACTGATTGCCTTTGGAGATCTCTTAGGGACAAACGGTGCAACAGAAGAAGGAACGGTAGCATTTTTAATGCCGTAATCTTGCAATGTTTCATGTTCTTTCATCGCAAAATGGCCGAGAAAACCGATATAACTTGCGCCGTCAATGTAATTGTCAGAATATTGTTTATTCATACGATGTCGGCCAAGCTTAGTGCCAAGCTGGAAAGCAGCCACTTCATATTCTGTTACTGGGCGGCCAAGTAGAGCTCCAGTGATTTCAGCAATAGCGGCAAAGCATTCATCTGGCGTTCCATATTTATTGCTGCGGTCATTGATGGCGCCCGCTGACGATGTCAATATTTCTTGATATTTCATATCTCATCTCTGGGTTAGTGTTGATTACTTTTATCTTTCCTACATATCGATAATTGATTGCTACATAACCACGATTAATATCCTCCTTCGTGGTTTGGTCTCTATAAAACTCTTGAATAATAATAAATTCATTGTTGCTTAGTGCCTCAACAAATTCCTCCAGGCTATCAACTGGGTATTCAGCATTTATTTGGTGGACCAAATTCCCACTGGCGCTTGGCATATTCAAAGTAATAAGAAACCTCATTGTCCATCCTTATGTATTTAGGGGTGTGACGCGGCTTTGCATTGTAACGCCACACCCCGTATCACGCGAACTTAGGGATTCGCGCAATGGTCAAAATTATCCAAAATCCATATCATCTACAGGAGCTGCCACTTTGGTAGAACCTGTCGATGGCGGCGATGATGTCGTAACAGAAGAAGCCGCCGACGAACTACGCGGCCTATAGGTAAGATCGGAGGGGCGTGCAACCCATCCAGTAATCTCCCAAACAGGGACATAGTTCGTCGACTTACGGGCCCCTTCTCCCGTGCTTTTTGAAACCGAATCTTTCAAAACAACTACTGGCAATTTGCCTGGGTTGTCTTTTGATCCAGCCATATAGGCTTCGTGGAGTTTTTTAGCTCCGTCAAGGAAAGCGCCGGCATTGCTGGCGAACTCTCTGACGTCTCCACCGCATTCCTTTGATAATTTGACGACGAGGCGCAAACCACGTTTGTAGTCATCACCAGGCTTATCAATTGCAATACCATCAGACAAACGAGACACGCGAAAGTCGGGAGCGCCCCCAGTATTAAAGTTGATCCAGCCAATCTCGACGTTCTCAAAATCCATAATTGCCTTGAACTGTTTCGTGATGTCCGTCTCATGCGTTTCGCCATTCTCCCTATCTCGACGAGAAATTCTGCCCGAGCGAGCATCGAATTTAACGATTGGCAGGAAATCAGCTCCACCGGAACCGACGCTATCAAAAAAACCACCAAATGCTGACATAATACTTCTCCATTGCGCGGCAGTCTGGCCTACCGCATGCCTCTCGCCGCTATGGCGAATCTCTAAACTAGCGCAAAGTTGGATGAATTGATTCCAATTGAGCTAAAATCTGTTCAAAGCTTTCAACCACAGTAAAGACATCGTCTGAACCTGCATAAATGGTAGAAAGAAAAATGCTCTCTTCGTTTTCTTCATACTGTTGAATAGCAGTAATTTTATTTGCCTTAATCAGAACTTTTTCATCAACATCATTTGTCAATGACAAATATCCAAATTGGCAAGGAGGTATAGATGCATCATTCATATTAAACTCCCCATATTTCAAACGCAGCCTGTCTGGCTTCGTCATCGTTAAAATAAAAAGAGCTGGTGTCTGGAACGACATAAGAAGCAAGCTCTTCTGGATCTGTCGAAAGTGACAGAAACCTCTGAATTGTCATACCTATTCGCTTGATCGCCAGTAAATGATCATCAACCTGATCAACGACATATGTGGCTGACTTTTTAGGCGTGACATATGTCACCCTACCTTCAGTCGCGCCATCAAGAGCCTTTACATAAAGGCTTACTTGTCTTGCATGTTTTGCACTAATTTTACTGGGTAATGCAAATGTTGTTTTGAGGTCGACAATAATTTTATCTTTGAACAAGAAATCGTAAAAGCCAACGAACGGCACTGCAATTTCATCAAAGGAATATTGTATTTTGACCTGGGTAGACGATGGTTTACCATATGGTAGTAATTCGGCCAGACCAATCGTAACAAAGTCTGCGATAGACGATTTTTCTTTTTCGCTACGAGGGTCAGACGATAAGGCGTTGAGGCGCCAGAACTCTTTTTCAGCAACCTCAATACATTCTTTAGCTGATACATCATTCGTCAATCCATAAGCTATGCCAGCCTCAACGGCTGATCCCCTATGAGCAGAAGCACCCACGCTGCCGCCACGCTTTAATACTTTGTTAAGAACAAAGGCGGCTGGGCTGGCCTCAAAGAGGTTGCAGGTGGATGGCGACAAATGGTCAATGTTGAACGGCGTGAATGGGTTATTGTGCGACAATGTCTATTCCTAAATCTATATTTAATGATCACAACAACATATATGGATGCGAAACGGTGTCAAGCCCCTAAAAATTGTATATTGACAAATTTTAATATTCAATATTAGGTTCAAAAATCTTTAGGCGGATGGCGCCTTTTGATATTAATGGAGATTGGTATGACAACTTACGCTGACGAATATCTGTCAAATAAAATTCCTCGTAAATACAGAATTGATGACCTGAAAAATATCCTCACAACTGGCGAAATTGAAGTCAATATAAAGAGAGGCATGTCTGCCCCTTTTTCGGAAATTGTAAAAATATATCCGCATGAGGCTAAAAAATTACTTGAAAATAACGCTAATAATAGAGTGATAAATCAGCCTTTAATCCGAACTATCGCAAATGATATATTGGCTGATAGATGGAAGCTTAATGGAGAAACAATCATTATTTCCAAGGAAGGCGAATTGAACGATGGACAGCATCGTCTTCTCGCTGTTGTGTTAGCCAATAAGCCAATAGAAACGCTTGTATTCTTTGGGGCGGAAAGAGAAAGCCGAACAACTGTTGATATGGGAAAACCAAGATCCGTATCAAATCTACTGTCAATGGAAAATGTCCCAAACCCAAATAATGCAGCAGCTATTGCTCGCGTTTATTATCTCTACAGAGAAAATAAGTATCAAGACAATGGCTACAATCTGGCTGCAACAAAACAAGAATTACGCCATGAATATTTTAACTATCAAGACAAGATAGACAATGCTATCAAAGCATGCGCCTATCACAAATTTACAAAAATAGTTGGCGTTACGCCAATGTGCGTTTCCTACATTGTTTTAGGAAATGTGAACATTGAAGCCAGAGATGATTTTTTCCAAAAATTAATCTTTGGTGAGAATATGAAATCAGGAAATCCTATCTTGAAAGCAAGAGAACACCTCATTGATTTGAAGTCAAAGAGGATGACATCTCAACAAAGAATGGAAGCGATATTCAGATATTGGAATATGTGGCGCAGGGGCGTAACTGTTACTCGCTCTGTATCAATTCAAAATGAATGGCCAGAAATAGCAATATAATAAAATCTAA